TGGCTCCTTCGGGGGTTAACCCTAGGTCATAAGACCAACAGGGGCTAGCACTTCAAGTGCTAGCCACCTCCACCGCATTTTGATCTGACGCGGAACAGCGTAGCTGCAAGGTCCAAGTGTCTGGACTTCAGGATTATCTTGGCGCAAGCCAATAAACCTATGAAGCCTTAGCAACTCAGACCAACCCGGCTCGCCCCTCTTAAGTGTGAGGGATTCTGGGCAAGGAACCCTGACTTCTTCTCTTTGTAGTTGCTTGTTAAAGCGACTACGAAAGAAAGATCGGTTGTATTCCTTGATCAGAAGTTCACTCCAGTTGGGACGGTGTATCGCATACTGTAAAGCATGCGCATTACCGCTGACTGGAACTGGGCCAAGTTTCTGTGTCACCCGCTTCTGCAGATAGTCTGCAGCAAGCGAATAACCCCTACCCCTTAAGCTGTTTATACAGCTAACATAGGATAAGGAGGCAGCAGGCAACGTAAGCTTCGACCATCGTGCTTTAAGTTTGAGGTATGAAACGTCCTTCAACTTGAAGGCATCCATACCACAAGACTCTCGGAAGTACTTCCCGACACAGCACTTATCTTCGTTAAACTTCAGATGAAGTTCTTCGTAGATAGGTCTAAACCGTTCATAATCCTCTTTACGAGAGATTATGTCGTCGCCGTAGACGTAGACTTCTGGGTACAACACATTGTTGTTCCAGAAGACAGCGTCTGTGAGCGATCCAACCGCAAGCGCCCAAAAGACGAGTGCCTCTACAGGAAAGCATACACTGCTCCCCATAGGTGCAAACTTCTTAAGGCTCAAGCGGTGTCCCCCCGGTAAGATCGTTTCGTCGGACCTGCAGGCTTTTAAACACTTATAAAGCCTCTCAGGAAACAACTGACGAACTAACCAAAGGGAGACACGGTCGGAGGCCTCTTTCATATCGAGAGTGACAAGCTCTCCATTGTAAGAGTTCTCCAGGGCAAGTCTTCGATTGATTTCTTGGTCCGTGAAATTCACGTAACCAGCAGCCTCCGAATCTCTTCGTTCGATCGTTCGAACTAAAGACCGAAGGAGTCCCTGCTGAATCCACTGTATTTCAAGTGGCTCCATAGAAATCAACCTCGGACCTCTTGAATCTTTTGGAACTAGCATGACTTTCGCCGTGCTGGTCTCACACAAGGTAAGACGCTCCAAAATATCCAACTCATCAGCGAGGTGGGTATAGTTGAAGAAGAAATAATCCGAATAGGAATATTCCTCATCCAACTTAGGAAAGAATCGAGAAAAGTTCATCTTTTCCCATCCTTTCTCACCTCCTGATACGGACCCAGGACCATGACCAGGAACGATGTCCCAAGGGTCGAAACCCTTGAGAACTCTTTGGATTACGATTCTAGCTTTCTCAATAGCCAGAGCCGTATTATGGGAGAGAGGGATTAACTCCTCCTCCCCAGGTAGCGAACGGTCCGTGACGACAAAATCGTCTAAAACCGCTTGCTCACTGTCCTTAGAGTGTGCACCTTCCAGCTTATACAGCAGATAGCATATCTGCCGTATGGACCGGACTGCTTCGCACTGAATCATTTCCGACTCAGCGTCTAAGTCCTCACGTACCGTCCCTGCATCGTCGAAAACCAGTTTAAAGAAAGCTCCCAGAAATACCGGTAGCTTTCCTGACGTCTTTGATACTGCAAATGAATGCAGATCATTGAAATCAGAAAACGGGCGATCACTGGAAAGTGCCTTGTCTAGACACTTGCCGAGTGCAGGCAAATCCTTCGTAAAGAAGGAAATGCCATTCGACTTTGCTCTCAATCTGATCGTGATTAAATCATGATCGACGGAGGCTAACCGAACGGAACAGAGAGAAGCAGCGTCACTGACGATCCGAGTGAGGATACCCGTATAAACGGATAAATCCTCAGGCTTTTCAGGGACCCTCATAAAAAAGGACTCCTTCCTACCCAAACTATGTCTACTCTGATCACCAATGATCTCTTGCTCACGCCTATAGGGCGCGGTAGGTCTTTAGAAAGACCCGCCAACGAAAGGCTCGAAGAATACCGTCAGGTCCGGGGCAAAATCCCCGGTCGAGGCGTTATTCCCACGAAGCGTTCCGCAGAGCAAGGAACAGATTTCGTTGACCTGACCTTGGTCGAAACCAAGAACAGGGACATCGAAAACTGCGTAACCCGCCACTACAGTGGTTGTTTCAACACTGTCGACAACTGCATTCGCTTCAATGCGAACCAGATGCCTGTCTCGTGCGGCTAGACCCTTCCCCACTCGAGAGTGGGAAACACGAAGGATCTTCGGGGTGCCGGCAGTCAAGCCGGAAGACTGATTCTTGCGAATCGAAGCCTTAGGACCAGACCATTCAACTACACTGAAAGGGTAGTTGGTGGTGTCGTCCTCATCCATACGCACATTAAGTGGGTCAGAGAAGGCCATAGAAAGGATCCTCGAATACCCCTGAAAGGGGCGGTTGTGCAGATTTGACCTTACGTGGACGTTTACGCCTACGTTTGATCTTCTGCTCTAAAAGTGCTGGCGCCGTAACAAGATAGAAACCTTTCGGTGTTCTAAAACCTGTTAAGTTGTCAGCGGCTAACTGGGGCAATCCCGGTAGCCTATAATAAGAGTAGATGTCTTTACGAGACATCAACCCAGAAGAGGGGTGGACAGTCCACTCAGATACGTCTTGATAATCTCCATGACTAAGAGCAAGTTGCTCGAGGTCGGAGAGAATCACGTCTTCTGAGTACCGGTACTTAAAGGACCGGCAGAAGTCGTATATTTCGACTTGAACTGGCAGATTTACGCGATCGTAAAACTGCAACCTTGCTCCCACGTCAAAGACCCAATCGACCACGAACGAGAATGGGATAGCATTCCAAACGTCAGAGACGCTTAGATTGATACCCCAATGATCCAGCTCCGCTAAAAAGCGGGTTAAGAATGCCCCATAATCAGGGACATTATAGCTGTAATCAATAGTTGCGTGGTAAAACAGTTCCTTCACGTCACGGCGTTTGGAAATTGAAAACTGAAGGTGTGAAAACACATCTTCAGCCCAATGCCAATCGTCATGAATGTTGGCTGTTTCGAGTTCAAAGCTACCAGAATTGGTCGCTTCGAACCACCCTGCGTCATGAAACGTGAGATGAGAAAGCGGTTTGCGGTAATGTAAAGTACGCCGTTTTCCCGCGTTGTCTAGAAACTCCGAAATCAAATTTCGGGCACTAAACAACTTCGTGAAAATGGTTTGTACATCACGCACAAACGGCAACCAGCCGAAATTTAGGCTGAGCCAGGAATCACCTAACGCGTTTAGAGGTCTATTAAGTAGTCGTCGCATGTCCTTACGGGCATTACGATTCCTACTGAGGAAAAACTTCTCGGAAGCAATAAACTGCCAAAAGGCTTGAATATTGCCCCAGAGGGCTTTTGTCTCAAAGATCTCAGCAAGGAACAACGGCATTGAAAAGCCGGTGTCCAAACGCGGTACGAAATTCCGAAGGGCGATACGGTCTAAGTCTTTTACCTTATCGGTAAAATACTGAGTGCCGATCGGCAAGTACGGATCGCTAGAAATAGCTACCGGACTTGCTCCTTCGCCGAGAAGTGTGTTCGACAAGTGCAGTTCAAGCTCGTAAGCACCAGATGTAACTCTGTGGGTCCAATCGTTGGTCCCACAGCCACCTTCATACTCTTGAGTATCATCGTAATACCACTCCTTTCGGAGTGTTAACTTTGATAAACCGCCAAAGCCAATCACTTCTTTCAAATGGTGGCATCGGTTAAATGAGAAGCGGGGTTTGCTATTGGTATAGCTAATCCACTCCGAATTAACCTTAACCAAGGAGTCTTCCTGACTTTCGTCGGAGGCTCCCACCGTGTTAGACCCCTGCAAAACTTGCGGAGGTTTATCACAAGATTCATCCCACTCTTTCATGACATAATTGTCAGTTTTGAGTGAACATGAGTCTGCACCAAGAGGTGCCGTCACCATTCGAATTTTGTCGGGCAAAGCTTCTTTCTCCTTTTCAAGGTTAGCGCGGAGACCCACCCCGGGTC